TAACACCTTTGCTGGTACTATCAATGGCAAGTTCCGCGTCTACATCGACCCATATGCTGCCAACCTGAGTGCTGCTAACGCCGCTACTAACGGTGGTAACCAGTATTATGTTGTTGGTTATAAAGGTTCTTCACCCTATGACGCTGGTCTGTTCTATTGCCCTTACGTTCCCCTTCAGATGGTTCGCGCTGTTGGAGAGGACACCTTCCAACCCAAAATTGGCTTCAAGACCCGCTATGGTATTGTTGCCAACCCATTCGCAGAAGGCACAACTCAAGGACTGGGTCGCCTCCGCGTCAACAGCAACCGCTACTATCGTCGTGTTGCCGTCAAGAACCTCATGTGATTCATCTCACAGAGATTACAAGGACCCCAAAGGGGTCCTTTTTTTATGTCTACTGATAAATAGTCAAAAAAGATATGGCAAGGAACCTAAGGCGTACTGGTATTAGATCTACCAGTACCGCTGCTCAAGTTAGAATTAGACAACCCATTAGAGGTAATACTCTATTCAGGAAGACTAAATTAAAACAGATTCAAGATAGAAATTTTCTACAACCATCTGGATTTCAGATGATAATTTCTAGAGCACCTAAGGTTGCTTATTTCGGTAATGCTGTAAATATTCCTGATTTGTTACTTGGTACAACTATTCAACCAACTCAGGCATTAAAGAATTTACCTCAACCTGGTGAGATTATTGAATTTGGAGATCTAACACTTCGTTTCTTGGTGGACGAGAATATGGAAAACTATATTGAAGTTCAAAACTGGATTCGCGGTATTGGATTTCCCGAAACGTTGGAACAGATTTACGATCTACAAGATAATACAGAAGGGGTTGCCAGACCTGATTTGCAAAATAGCATGAACATTTATTCTGATGGGACACTAATTGTCTATGATTCTTTAAGCAATCCAAACTTTAAGATTCACTTTGAGAATATATTCCCATATTCCTTGTCAACTCTCCAATTCGATGCTACATTACCTGATACGGAGTACTTTACAGCAGAGGTATCTTTTAAATATGATATATACAACATTGAAGCGGTGGGGTGCTGCCCTAGTTAAATATGATTGATTTGGAGTCTATCCAAAACATGTGGGAAAGTGATTCAAAGATTGATCCAGATAATCTTCATACAGAATCTTTGAATATACCTATTCTTCATGCTAAATATTATGAAATGTATAATACTGTTACGCTTTTGTACAAAAAAGCACAACAACAAAGAAAAAATATTCGGCATGAAAGATACGAATACTTTTCGGGTAAAGCAGATCCAGAAGTATACATCAACAACCCCTTTCCTAAGAAAATCAGGGACAAGGACACAATGCAAAAATATCTTGACGCTGACGAAAAACTATCCAATTGCAGCCTCAAAATTGATTATTATGAAACAACTTTGAAATATCTCGAGGAGATACTTAAACAAGTTGGTAATCGTACATATCAAATCAAAAATGCTATCGAATTCATGCGATTCAGTTCAGGTCTAGGTTGATGGAAGAAGATTATTATAATTTAGAATTGCCAATAGAAGCAATCAAAGTAATTCACAAATCATTATCATTTCATTATGAAAAATGGCCGGGTGGAGAAGCATCTGAGCAAGAGGATATTCTTGCGATGAGAGATAATTTCTACAGAATTATTTTAAATTATCAGTTTGAAAACAGTTAATAAATATCTCAGGTGAGATATTATTATGGCTGACCTGATTATTGAAAAAGTAAATGAAGTATATTTAAAAATTTACACTGAACCTCACGTTGAATACGAATTAAGAGATAGATTCACATTTGAAGTTCCTAACATGAAGTTCATGCCTCAATATCGCAAGAGGCATTGGAACGGAGAGATTCATCTGTTTGATATTAAAACTAAAAGAATCTATGTTGGTTTGTTGGATAAAATTGTTGCTTTTTGCGAAAAAGCAGGATACACATATACGTTTGCAAAAAACAAATTTTACGGTCTACCATTTGAAGTCAATGAGATGGTAAACCCAGAGGGTGTCAAAGATTTTATGGCATCCATCACCGCATTAAAACCTAGAGATTATCAGATAGACGCAGTATCTGATGCTTTACGATATAACAGAAAACTTCTTATTTCACCTACGGCATCCGGTAAGTCATTTATGATTTACTCGATTGTCAGATTTTTTGTAAATGCTGGTAAAAAGATTTTACTTGTAGTGCCTACTACATCACTTGTAGAGCAAATGTTTAAGGATTTCCAAGAGTATGGATGGGATGCTGGAAACCACTGCCATAGAATATACGCTGGACGTGAAAAAGTCAATACTAATGAAGTAACAATTACCACCTGGCAGTCTGTTTATCAATTAGATAGAAAATTCTTTGAAAAATATGATGTGGTGATTGGCGACGAGGCGCACCTTTTTAAAAGTAAGTCTCTTATCGGCATCATGGATAAGTTACATCATGCGAAATATAGATATGGGTTTACAGGAACCTTAGACGGCACACAGACGCATAAGTGGGTGTTAGAGGGACTCTTCGGACCATCATACAAGGTAACAGGAACTAAGAAACTTATTGATGAAGGACATCTTGCAACTCTTAATATTCAGTGTTTAGTCTTAAAGTATAAACCAAAGAAATTCGACACATATGAAGATGAGATTCAATTTCTTATCAGTCACGAAAAAAGAAATAACTTTATTAAAAATCTAGCAATTGATCTAAAAGGGAATACTTTAATCTTATTCAGTCGTGTGGAAGCACACGGTAAGGTACTTTATGAATTGATAAATAAAAATGTTAGTGAAGGAAGAAAAGTATTCTTCGTTCACGGCGGTGTAGATGCTGAAGACCGTGAATTAGTTAGGGAGATTACAGAACAACAAAAAGATGCAATTATCGTAGCATCCTACGGTACATTCAGTACAGGTATTAATATTAAAAATCTTCATAATGTAATCTTTGCCTCTCCATCCAAATCTCGCATTCGTAATCTGCAGAGTATTGGTAGAGTCCTTAGAAAAGGCAAAAATAAAGTAAGTGCTAAACTCTATGATATTGCTGATGATCTGACAATCGGATCAAGAAAGAATTACACTCTCAATCATTTTATTGAAAGAGTTAAAATTTACGTTCAAGAAGAATTCAATTATGACATTATATCAATTGATATTAAAGAATAGAAAAGGAGAAATGTATGATCGAGGACGACTTCTATGCAACAATTAAACTTAAGTGTGGTGATGAAATCTTCTGTAAAGTAGCAGCATCAGAAGAAGAAGGAAGAACCATGCTTTTGGTATCTAATCCAATTATGATATCAGAAATTAAAGTTAGAGGACAAGTACAAGGATATAATTTTGAACCTTGGTTAAAGACAACCAAAGAAGACATGTTTATTTTAAATTTAGAAGATGTTTTGACAATGTCTGAATCAGAAGATATAGAAATGATTCTGTATTATCAAGACTATACTCGTAAAATGTTTAAGGGAAATTATTCTAAACTAGATAGAAAGATGGGATATCTATCTTCTGTTCATGAGGCTAAAGAAGTTTTAGAGAAACTCTATAATAATAGCTAGACCTGATCTTTCAAAGGCGACAAACCTAGTCTATATGGTATTTGGTATGTTGTCAAGTCCTCATCAATCTGTTATAATAAATGAAATGGATTTGAATACATTATGGTTGTCAACAGTACTTATAAGGTTATGCCGAGACCTAAAAAATCAGAACACTATGTCAATAATAAAGATTTTCTTTCTGCTCTAGAACTATATTTTGCACAGGTAGAAAGAGCGAAACTTAATGATGAACCTAAACCACCTATCCCTAGGTATATTGGAGAGTGTTTCCTGAAGATTGCCAATCATCTGTCATATAAACCAAATTTTGTTAACTACATGTTTAAAGATGACATGATTTGTGATGGCATTGAAAACTGTGTAAGATATGTCCATAATTTTAATCCAGAAAAGTCTAAGAATCCATTTGCTTACTTTACTCAAATCATCTACTATGCTTTCCTGAGACGTATTCAGCAGGAGAAAAAACAGTTAGAAATTAAGAATAAGATTCTTGAAAAAACTAACTTTGATGAAGTATTTGATGCTAATGATATTGACATCCAGAACTATTCAGACTACAACAGCATTAAAGATGCGGTTTATAGTAAGTTGCGTAATTGATAAAATACTAATCATTTTCAATGAAAGTCGCAATTATTACTGATACACATTATGGGGCAAGAAAGGGATCTTCACTTTTTCATGATTACTTTGAAAAGTTTTATAATGATATCTTCTTTCCAACCCTAGATAAAATGAACATTACTCATGTTATTCATATGGGTGATGCTTTTGATAGTAGAAAGGGTATTGAGTTTAAATCTTTAGATTGGGCAAAGCGTGTTGTGTTTGAACCTCTGAAGAAAAGAAATATTAAAATGGATCTGATGGTTGGCAATCATGATGCATATTATAAGAACACTAATTCTATCAATGCGGTTGAACTATTACTAAAAGAATATGATAATGTAATTACATACTCCAAAGCGGAAGAAGTTAAAGTTGGCGATCTAGATGTATTATACATTCCCTGGATCTGTGAAAATAATGAAAAAGAAACCCATCAATGTATTAAAAATAGTACTAGCAAGATCGCAATGGGACATCTTGAACTCCAAGGATTTAGAGCTCATAGAGGTTGCATTATGGAACATGGTGATTCAAGCACGTTATATTCAAACTTTACTAAAGTTTTTAGCGGACATTACCATACTAGATCGGATGATGGGCAAATCTATTATCTAGGAAATCCATACGAGATGTTCTGGAACGATGTTAGTGATCGGAGAGGATTTACTATTTTTGACACCGAAACTTTGGAACACTATCATATAGATAATCCATATACGATGTTCAAGATTATCTACTACGAGGATATCGATTATCAACTGTTTGACACCAGAGAATACGAAGGTAAAATTGTCAAGGTTATTGTTCGTAAAAAATCTGATAGCGTTCAGTTTGAAAAATTTATTGATAAATTGTATTCTTCAAATGTTGCTGATCTTAAAATTGTTGAGAATTTCGTACTCAACGATGATGCAGTAGAAGTAGAGGGATTGGAGTCAGAAGATACACTTTCTATCCTTGATAGATATATTGAAGAATCAGATATTAGTCTTGATAAGTCTAAGATCAAGAACTTCATGAGGGCAACCTATCAAGAAGCGTGTGAATTAATTTTTTGATGTTTATACTAACAATCGCTGGCAGAGAAAAAGAAGGAGCATATTCAGTCGTGGATGATGAGGGAGAGCAGGTCCTCTATATCTTTGACGACGAAGATGATGCCATGCGATATGCGATGCATTTGGAAGAACTTGACTATCCAGAGATGCATGTGCTAGAAGTAGATGATGAGGTGATGATCAAAACATGCGAAATGCATGATCATCGCTATACAGTAATTACTAAAAATGACATTGTGATTCCTCCTGATAACGCAAATGATTATCTTTAAAACTATTTCATGGAAAAACTTTTTATCGACTGGGAATCAACCCACTGTTGTAAATTTAGATAAAAATTCTACATCTTTAATTATTGGAAGCAATGGTGCTGGCAAATCCACTATCTTGGATGCCCTGACCTTTTCTTTATATGGTAAATCTTTTCGTAAAATTAATAAAAAACAATTAGTTAACAGTGTTAATGAGAAAAATTGTCATGTAGATATTGATTTTGATATTAATGGTGTTAATTGGAAGGTATCAAGAGGTATTAAACCTAATATTTTTAAGATCTATCGTAACGGTGAAGAACTAAATCAAAACTCTTCTGCCATTGATCAACAAAAATGGTTGGAACAGAATGTCTTAAAAATGAATTATAAGTCATTCACACAGATTGTTATTTTAGGCAGCAGTACTTTTGTTCCGTTTATGCAACTTCCTGTGTCAAGTCGTAGAGAGGTTGTGGAAGATCTGTTGGATATCAAGATTTTCTCTTCGATGAATGATATTGTTAAAGGAAAAATTCGACTTCTTAAGGATGAAATTAAAACTCTTGAACTAAAAAAAGAATCCTTGAAAGACAAGGTTGATATGCAAAAAGGATTTATTAAAAAGATTGAGAGTCAAACTAAAAACGATATTTACAAGAAGAAGGAACTGATTCAGTCATACGAAAATAATATTAAAGATAAGTATCAAGATGGATTTGATTTAGAAAATCAAATGTCTGATCTTAAAACTAAAATGAATAAATTTTCTGATGCCTCTAAACGTATACGAGAGATGGGTGGTATTAAAGGAAAACTGTCAGCCCGTATTACCAAATTGGTAAGTGATCATAAGTTCTTTAATGAGAATGCGGTATGCCCTACCTGTGGACAAGATATAGAGGAGTCATTTCGTGTAAATAGAATTAAAGATTCCCAAGATAAAGCAGAAAAGTTGCGTACAGGGTTTTTGGAACTCCAAAAAGCAATTAAAGATGAAGAGTTGAGGGAGTCTAAATTTTCACAACTATCAGAAGAGGTAAGTTCTACTCTTAATGGCATTTCTACTAACAATACTGAAATCACTGGACTTCAGAGACAAATCAGTCGATTGGAATCAGAAATTCAAACTATTACCAGAGAAATCAAAAATCAAAGTGTTGAACATGACAAGTTAGCAGAACTGAACGAGTCTCTTCAAGAAACCTACGATAATCTTGCTGAAAGAAAAGATAAAGTATCTTATCAAGATTTTATCTATAATCTTCTTAAAGATGGCGGTGTCAAAGCAAAGATTATTAATAAATATCTTCCACTTATCAATCAGCAGGTTAATCGTTATCTGCAGATGATGGATTTCTATATCAATTTTAAATTGGACGAAGAGTTTAACGAAACTATTGAAACACCAATTCATGAAGATTTTACTTATTCTTCTTTCTCTGAAGGGGAAAAGATGAGAGTTGATCTATCATTACTTTTTACTTGGAGAGAAATTGCTAGACTTAAAAACTCTGTTAATACTAATCTCTTGATTATGGATGAAGTATTTGATTCTTCTCTAGATGGATTTGGTACAGATGAATTTTTGAAAATTATTCGTTTTGTAATCAAAGATGCTAATATCTTTGTTATTTCACATAAAACTGGTCTTGAAGATAAGTTTGATGAAGTTTTACGATTTGAAAAGGTTAAGGGATTTAGCAGAATGTTAAGTTAGATGTAAATGTATCAATACGTCATTAAGTTGGCATAAGTTGACTATATAATATGTGATATGAATGGAGATTCATTATGCATAATCTTGTATCACATAATGAACTAGCATCTTGGAAGTGGGACGAAAAGTCTTCGGTTGATAAAAAATATGATCAAGTGTCCGAATACTTTCAATGCATTTCAGAATGTGAGATCATCGACACAAACGCTAGGAGGTTCTGCAGACACATCCTTACCAAAAAATAACTACTAGCATCAAGGAGCAAATATCACCGAAGTCCCCTGCACTCTATGAGTGTGGGGGATTGGTTATTGTGACAGTTTTTAAACTGGTTGGATCTGCTTTAAAACAACTCTGACTGCTGTATGATATTCATATACAAAGCAAAGCACGATGACTGTCAACTACGAAATTAAGTCACAACTTGCCCGTTTGCTTGCCACCGAGGACCTGGTGGTTGAGAATCGCAACGTCGCCACTGCACAGTTTAATGTTGAAACCCGTGTGCTGACATTGCCAATGTGGAAGCGAGCAAGTGAGAACGTATATGATATGCTGGTCGGGCATGAGGTAGGTCATGCCCTGTTTACCCCTAACGAATGGGACTGGGAAGATCGTATTCCTCAACAGTTTGTCAATATTGTTGAAGATGCTCGTATTGAGAAACTGATGAAACGTCGGTATCCTGGTTTGTCTAAAAGTTTTTTCAAAGGATATCGTGAACTAGCAGATGATGATTTTTTCTGCCTGGAAGGTTCTAACGTCAAAGATATGAATCTTGCTGATCGTGCCAATCTATATTATAAGATCGGTAACTTTATTGATATTCCTTTCAGTGATGAAGAGATTCCTCTTGTCAAAATGATGGCGGAGACTGAGACCTTTGCTGATGCCCTGATAGTTGCAGAAGAGATCTATCGTTATTGCAAGGATGCTCAGAAACGTGAGACGCCTGAAGGAGATCTTCCTCAGCAGCAGACTGATCAAGATGGCGCACCAGATCAACAATCTCAACAAGAAAGCAATCAAAGTGCTGATGGTGAGGATGAAGAAGATAACAATGAGTCTGTTGAACCAGAAGATAATGAATCTTATGGTGGCACCATGCAAAATAACGAAGAACCACAAGTTCAGACTGATCAAATGTTTGAAGAAGGTGCCGAGGAATTTAACGGCAATCTTGATCAAAATCGTGACCCCTCATACTGTGAGATTCCTAATGTCAATTTGAAAGATTTCATTATTACTAATGATGTAGTTCATTCGACGTTAAATGAGCACTGGCAAAAAGGTTTGAATCGTGAACCTTATTTTGATCGTTGGAAACAGGAGTATGTAACTCCTTCTCCTTTTGATTTTGGATTTGCTGATTCTGAATTAGTTAAGTTCAAGAAGTCTGCTCAGAAAGAAGTTAACTATATGGTTAAGGAGTTTGAGTGTAAAAAGTCTGCTGATGCTTATGCTCGCGCTGCAACTTCCCGTACTGGTGTCCTTGACTGCTCAAGACTTCATACCTACAAGTATAATGAAGACCTTTTTAAAAAAGTCACGATTTTGCCTGACGGTAAAAACCACGGTCTTATCTTTGTTCTTGATTGGTCTGGTTCTATGGGAGATTGTATTGTTCCGACTATGAAGCAATTGCTGAACCTTGTTTGGTTCTGTAGTAAAGTAAACATTCTCTTTGATGTTTATGCTTTCACTAACAACTGGCCTAATACAGAAGAACCCTATCCGCAAGACTGGAATGATCTTAAAACACAAGATGTATCTAGTGGTCTTTTTAATATCTCCGCTTCATCGTTTAGTTTGATGAATATTCTGACCAGTGATGTTAAAAAAAATGTATTAGAAAAACAGATTTTAAACATGTGGAGAGTTGTGTTTTCTTTCAAATATTGGGTTAATTATACATGTCCACAACAGATTAATCTTTCTGGTACTCCACTTCATGAGTCACTTGTTTGTCTCCATCAGATTATTCCTCAGTTCAAGGCAAAGCATGATATTCAAAAAACACATTGCGTAATCTTGACTGATGGTGAAGCAAACTCATTACCAGTGTTTAAAGTTGTGCTTAATCGCAATAACAAAGAAAAAATGGGATGTGTTAGTGTTTACTCAGGTGACTTTCTTCGCAATCGTAAGACTGGTTACACCTATAAGTTTAAAGATTCTTACTATAAGTTTACTGATGTTCTCCTTCAAGATCTTCGTCAGACATTTCCAGAAACCAACTTTATTGGCATTCGCCTTTGCACTGGTCGCGAACTTGGAGATGTTGTTCGTCGATATGAGTCCTTTGATGATACTAAATTGAAGAAAGCAAAAAAAGACAAGAGTTATACTGTTAAAAAATCTGGATACACTAGTCTTTTTACTATGCTTTCCGCTGCTTTGGAAACTGATAGTGATTTTGATGTTGATGAGGGTGCTACTAAAGCAAAAATTAAATCTGCTTTTATGAAAAATCTTAAAGCAAAAGCACTAAATAAAAAAGTGCTTAGTCAGTTCATGGAACTGGTTTGTTGACCAGTCCTTAAACCGTCTGTTAGAGGTCGTTAGCGACCCTAAACTACTCTATAATTAACCTGTTGAACAAACGCACTACATCATGGCACTGTCTACTGAATACGTTGTCACTTCCCTTCAATCACTTTACGGCGAGACCATCACTTCTGGTGATGTAAAAGCGTGGTGTGCGATGAATGATACTACTTATCAGACTGTATCTAAGAAACTTGATTCTTATAAGACTGGTCGTGGCAAATGGGATTTGTCTATTACTGAACAACTTGAGCAAACATATCAGGCACCTGCTGCTTCCCCTGTTGTAGAGCAAAATCTTATTCCTGCAAAAGATGATACCTTCGTCAGCTTTGGTAACTTCACTGATGTTAAAAAGATTCTTAAGTCCGGTTTATTCTATCCTACATTTATTACGGGACTTTCAGGCAACGGTAAAACTTTCTGTGTTGAGCAAGCGTGTGCTCAACTTAAAAAAGAATTAATTCGGGTAAACATTACCATTGAAACCGACGAGGATGATCTTATTGGTGGTTTCCGTCTTGTTAACGGCGAAACTGTTTGGCATAATGGTCCAGTCATCGAAGCTTTGGAACGTGGAGCAATTCTTCTTTTAGATGAGGTTGATCTAGCA